GGACTTCAGCATAAAGCTCTTGTCTACCAATACGTGTTCCCTCGTACTGCTCCTTAACAGCAACAAGGTATGTATCAGCTAGGTTAGCAGCATTATCAAAAGTAGAACCACTTGTGACAATAGTCTTAGGGTTCTTAAGTAGCTCACGCATTAACTTAGTAGGCTTGGGGGTTGTTGTAACGCACACTCTAGGGTGCTTACCTAGACGCAGACAGAACTGAAGCATCTGCCATGTGTCTATATCTTTGTTCCATGCAGCAAGCTCATCACACCATGCAGCGGAGAACTGTGGACCACGTAAACGCTCAGGCTCCTCTGCTGAGTAGAACTCAACCTTAGCCCCGTTAGCCCAGCTTAAGGACCTCTTGGTAGGGGACCACTCAGGAAAGCCCATATGCTTACCCTTGTTATCCTTATCGTGCTTCCAGCATACCGACAGGAAACCACTCTCGCCCTTAACCATAACACGTTCAATGTCTGAGTTAGTAGAGGCTACACAAGCTATACGCTTATGTCCATTCTTGACTTGCTGTCGTACCCACTCAGCACCACAACGGGTCTTACCGAAGCCACGACCAGCATTGATTAACCATGTGTTCCACTCATTGTCACTAGGAGGAAACTGTGCGTCTCTACCCCAGAACGACCAATCATGTTGTAACTCGTCTACCTTAGCTGGTCCTAGCTGAGTGAATAGCTGTTTGACCTTAGCTGGTGGTAGCTGTCTAAGAGTATCAGCCGTTATTCTCTTCGTCGGGGTCTTCATCAGTATCAAATCCTAAAAGGTTCATAAGCTGATCTGCTGCTGAGACATCAATTTCGGGATCAATCTCTTGGTCAACTTCGTTAACTGTATTCTGTGGGGACCAACCGCCTTTAGAGCGTAGGAATAACTCTTGGCTCTTCCATGTAATACCATCCTGTACATCACCATACAAGGCTTGGTCTATCACACGCTTACCTACAGCACCACTAATACGAGTACGTTCAGCTTCTATTGCTGGTCCGTAGTGCTTATATAGAGTTGACAAGCTCTTAGGTGCATCGTTCAAGTGCTGAATAGAGGTAATGATCTGACGGATGGGAACTCCACCCTGTATCATCTCAATGACAGCTTTCTCAACGAGCTTGCTATATGGTAGCTTCTCAAGCATGACGACAAACTTTCTGTACTTTGGCAATATGCAAGATTGCATAATGGCTCCATTAACGACAATCTAGATGATAGTCTTAAGAAGGTAATAAATATTCCCCCCAAGACATCAGCAAGATCACGTCTTACATACGTGTGTTGTCAAGGTTCATCTTGGTTGTCATTGGGGGGATCACTGTGTTATACCTGAGTTAATGCCTCAAGGTATGAACGACAATAAGTAATAATCTGTTAAGATAACTTAAGTTACTCTTAAGTCTTATAACTGGTTGTGGTTAATAATCTTATGATAACTTAAGTAGTGCTTATAATATACTATATAGACATAAATGGATTTTACGCAAGCAAATAATTCATAATAATTGCAACTATTTTATATGTGGTTGATAACACACGATTCTTTTTTTGTTATTTTTGTGTTATTTTGTAACAATTCGTGATGATTTCACCTGTTGACATGTGGGTGGGTAAGTCAAAAGTAAATTCTTGTGTTGGATTTAGGTGTCGCTAACGGGCCGCACCGAATCACCCGCGTATATTCTAGAGGGTCCCAATGGGAATGTCAAGCGTTTATTTCACGTTGTAACAATTCGTGATAATCCAAAGTAGTTTAACGCTAAACTATTGTTTAACCAAAGAAAACCCTTGACACTCAAAAGAAAATCAGGCGCGAGAGTAGGCGAGTCGCCCACAACCCCTAAGCGATTCGTGGGGTAACATCGCACCACATGCAACAAATGAACACCCGTTCAATTAATGCTAAACCATTGACTCGCCTTGTTCTTCACGCAATCGCCTAAGAATAAAATCACGTTGCAACACAATCTCGAATCCCTTGAGCTTGCCATCTAACATAACGCATGGGAGACTCGCGCCCTCTATACTCATATCAGTTTCGCACTCAATATCTGACATGATGGTGAAATAGACTCTTGTATCGTTATCCATTGGTTGACTCCTTTGTGATTGTGATCGTCGCGCCTTTGTGGCGTTGCATTAGTTGTTCGCGCTTATCTTTGGCCGCTTGCATTGTAATCGCGTGATAGAACGCGAATGGCTTTCCAGATTGCGCCGCTATGTTGACTCGGTATGTCATGGTTAATGCTTTCTATATGATACGTTGACAGGGCTTGACCAGCAGGTTCTACAGTCACCGCAGTTGCCCCCTTGATCAGGAGCGGGACATTGGTGGCCAACGTACGCTTGCCCCTTGCCATGGACGGTTGAGGTGCTAACGCCTAGGCGCTTTGCGCTTGCTAGTGGCGTATCTCCTACCATGGTGGCCGATAGACGTATCCTAAGGTTACGCGGTATTGAGCCGCCTTGATTGCGGTAGGCTTTGACAATGGCCGTTTCACGGGTTGGCAACCAATGCTTTATATGAGGGGTAGCTTTGGCAACCTTCACAATGGCCGCTAACATATCAACGCTATTCAAGTCACCAGAATCAAACCATCTGTGGAACGGTTGGCCGCTTTTAATGGCCGCTTTCTCAATTTGAAATACCATTGCCGCAACCCATTTATGAGGGGCGTTTGCGATTAGCTTTACCGCTAGGCGTTGATTGTTTGACCAGCCTTGATTGACGCTAGGGCGCAACTTTTGCAACTTTCGAGCATAGCAGGAGTCACAAACAGAACCTTTGACCTTTGCCAATTTGTCGCCAACCTTGCAAGAAAAGGCGTCCGTTGCGAATGTCGATCCGGGCATTTTGCCATTGCCAAGCGATAGCTTGCCCGCGTCCTCTTTGGCCGCTTTGAGTGTTGTATAGATCATTAGTTTGACCCCTCAATAAAGGAAACGTAGTAACCGCCTAAGTGTGGCACAAAGATACCCGCGCCGTCCTGATTAAGCCAAGTAAACTTACCTAAGCAAAAGCAAGCGATTCCGAAATATGATATTAGAGTTATCTTAGCGAATGTTGACATGTTGTCGTTTCCTTTATCTGCGTTTCAATAACTACTTTATGCAATAACCCAAAACGATTCGCAAGCCCCAAAATGCACAAAACGCAAAAAAGATGGGGTTGACAAGATGGGGGCGAATCAGCTATAAATGGGTGATGCCTGATGAAACTAGCTATGCACTGGACGCATGGCAGCTATGCAAAAATAAGGTGTTGCACTATTCCGAATCATGGGTTAGAACAGTGTTACGGAAACGCTGATATAAAGGACGGCAAAATGACATACGAATATTTCTTCGAATCAGAGTACGGAATGGAATCGGGAATCGTTGAGGCAATCAACCGCCGCGAGCTAATCGCAAAAATGAAACGTGACTTCCCAAACGATATTGGTTCAGACGGTTTTGCCGTGGATCAGGATGGCAAAGAATACCCACTCGACTGGTAAAAATCCCAAAGCGTCACAAGGGGGGTTGACGCCCCCCAAACTATATGACTCAGGGCTAGATTTTCGAATCGCGGTCGCAAAAAACGGCAGAGGACGGCATGTGCGAATCAGTTGCATAAATGTCACAAACACCTTGTCAAGTGTTGTAATTATATCACAATTAAATCAGTTGCACATTTGTCACAGTTGCGAAAATGTCACAGACCCCCCACCAGTGGAAAATGACCCCTCCAGTGGAAAATGACCCACCGAGGGAATTAGAGACCACCAGTGGAAATAATCCTTGACCCCACCGAGGGAATTATGTAAGGTGATTCGTATAAGTTAACACCCCACCGAGGGAATTATGGAGAAGATCATGAAGACATACTCACTAGCCACCGAAGTAAATGGTATAGTAATGCACTTGGACCTACCATTATTTACTAGACAGACCGCAGAGAATCATGCTAAGACATTACGAGAGATGTCACCAGCATCACCAATATTCGTCATTAACAAAGCATCGGAGTAATAAC